TCTTGGGGCAGATGCTGTAACCGCTGCTAAAATAGCTGATGATGCTGTCTCTGATGAACATTTAGATGTAACATCTATTACAGGACAAACAGCAGAAACTTCTGTTGCAGATGGTGATACTCTTTTAATCCATGATGCCTCTGCTTCAGCATTAAGAAAAATGACAGTTGCTAATTTAACAGCTAATGCTGGAACAGCTGGATTAAGTTCTTCTAGTGGTAATATAACTATTACTGATGGTAATCTTATATTAGCTTCTGGACATGGTATAGATTTTTCTGCAACAAGTGATTCTAGTGGTATGCAAGCTGAATTATTAAACGATTATGAAGAGGGGACTTTTACACCATCATATACTGTTGCTGGCGGTTCTCTGACAGCGGGCGGACAAGGTGGTGAATATGTTAAAATTGGAAATTTAGTTCATGTGCAAATTGCACTATCAACTAATGGTATATCTTCTCCAAGTGGAGATGTAGAAATTACAGGATTGCCTTTTACTACTGGAGACAATACTAGTTCAGGTTTATCTCTTGGTATTCTTTATAGATGGAATACTGATTTTGATGGAGATTTAATTTTTAGAATTCCACAAGATGGTGTCATAGTTAATATATGGAAAAATGCCTCAAATGCAAGTGGTGTGTCTAGAATGCAAGGTTCTGATTTTTTAGATGGAAGTGCTAAAAATCAACTGGTACTTAATGGTTGTTATTCAGTAAGATAACAATATAATAATGAAGATAACAAAGGAGAAAACACATGGCAATAACTAAAGAGACACAGATTGGTAAAATCGAAGTTGTCGGAAAATACAAATTAGTTCAAGTAAGAACAGATACTGTAGTTATGGAAGATAGCGTAGAATTAACAAGAAAATATCATAGACATGTTTTAACGCCTGGAACTTTAGATGACAGCGATAATTTAGCTGCAACTAATATTTCTAGTGAAACTGCTGAAGTTCAAGCAGTTTGTAATGGTGTCTGGACAGATGCAGTTAAATTAGCTTGGAAAAATCATTTGATATCAAATAAGGATTAATAAACTATGGCTTACATTGGACGAGAACCCCAGATAGGAAAAAATGCTTCAAAAAGTTCAATTTGCACCAGGCTTTAATAAACAGGTTACAGCAACCGGTGGTGAAGGCCAATGGGTTAATGGTGACAACGTTAGATTTAGATATGGTACGCCAGAAAAAATAGGTGGTTGGGCACAATTAGGATCTATTGAAATGACTGGACGTAATACAGCCATTCATCATTTTGTGAATGCATCTGGTATTAAATATGCAGCGTTAGGTACAAATAGAATATTGTACGTTTATTCTGGAGGTATTTTTTACGACATACACCCAATTAAATCTACTACAACTTTAACAAGTGCTTTTTCTACAACTAATGGAGATGATGAGGTTACAATAACTTTTTCATCTGCTCATAATATGAGTGCTGGTGATATTGTATTGTTAGATAATTTTTCAGCTATTACAAATTCTAATTTTGTATCTAGCGATTTTGAAGATGTAAAATTTATGATAACAAGCATACCTTCAGATACGACTATAACAATTACTATGTCTTCTAACGAATCAGGATCAGGTGCATCAACATCAGGTGGTGTTAGAGTTCAACATTATTATCCTGTAGGACCAGCAATCGAGGTTGCAACAACAGGTTGGGGACTTGGATCATGGGGTGGTGTAAAACAAGGACAATTTACATCAACGTTATCATCAGGAATAAACGCTAGTGCAACATCTTTAACAATGGCTAGTTCAACATCATTTGCATCATCCGGAACAGTTATTATAGGAACAGAATTAATAACATACACAGGAAATAGTGGTGGAACTTTATCTGGATTAACAAGAGGAGCTTCTGGCACGACCGCTGCAATACATTCTTCCGGTGCAACAGTAACCGACGCATCTAAATATTTTGCATGGAATGGTGCAACATCAGGAGATATTATAACAGCTCCAGGTTTATGGTCATTAGATAATTTTGGTAACAAACTTATTGCAACTATATCGGGTGGAGAAACTTTTGAATGGGATTCTGATGCAACAAATGCAAACACAACTCGAGCAACAATATTAGCAAATGCTCCAACAGCATCTGCATTTAGTTTAATATCTACACCGGACAGACACTTAATATTTTTTGGAACGGAAACAACTATTGGCACAAAAACTACAAAAGATGAAATGTTTATAAGATTTTCTGATCAAGAATCTATTAATGAAACAACATCTTACGCACCAAGTGCAACTAACACCGCTGGTACACAAAGATTAGCTGATGGATCTAAAATTATAGGAGCAATTAGAGGACGGGATGCTATTTACGTTTGGACAGATACTGCTTTATTTATTATGCGTTTTGTAGGATCTCCTTTTACTTTTTCATTTCAACAAGTTGGT